ACACGAGTAAAAAATCGCTAATGATATGAAAATGTTGGGTATTTTTAGGGTTTGCAACGTGCAACGCGAGGCAACGTTGCAGCAGATGTTGCGCGGTGCAATGCTACTTGCAACGCAGGGAGAGGGCTATAGACGTAGTCTATGCCCCCCTCGCGTTGCACGTTGCAGCGATTTCGCGTTGCGTTGCAGGGGGTGGCGCTGAAACTTTTAGGCTCCCGTGGTGCGTTGCGTTGCACCCGTGGAAAGGCTGGGGTTGCGGTGCGCGGTGATCGAGCGTATCTAGGGGGTCTGGTAGTCCTGCCACTTAGCGGAGCACGCAGAGTATGCCCACGCCGACAAAGCGCACCCCCAAACTTGAAGCGGAAGTCCTTGAGCGCCTCGCTCTGGGTGAGACGTTGGCTGCGCTCGGCCGTGAGTTGGGGTTTCACCCGGTCAACTGGGGCAAGTGGGTAGCGGCGGACGAAGCGCTGGCAGTCGCGTACGCGACCGCGCGCGAGGTTGGCGGTGACGCCATCGCGGATCATGCCCTCGCCCTGATCGATGCAGAGCCGGCGCGCGTCGACGGGAAGATCGACCCGGGCCACGTGCAGTGGAAGCGTGCGCAGGTCGAGACGCGGCTGAAGCTGCTGGCCTGCTGGAACCCTAAGAAATACAGCCCCAAGCAGACTGTCGACGTCGGCAACAAGGAGGGCGAGACGCTCAAGATCGACAGCAACGTCGACAACGTCGCGCTCACCCTCGCGTTGTCTGAGGCGTTGCGTGCGAGGGACGGCAAGTGATCTGGAACCCGTGGCGACGCATCGCCGAGCTCGAGCAGCGCAACGCGCAACTTGAGGCAGACGCTGCAATCGCCGAGCGCACCGTAGCGAGCGTGAGCCATCGCTGCGACCTGCTGGCGGACCGGTACGACAAGATGCGTGAGATGAACGCGCAGCTTCGCGACGCGCTCAACTTGTATCGGACCCTGTGACCAACACGGCCGCCCTGTTGGCGCAGCTCAGTCCCGAGCAGCGTGTACACCTCGACTGGCAGCGCCGGTGGCGTGAGACCGCGCGGCCGAACCAGATCGTCCAGAAGAGCGACTGGACCGAATGTGGCTACCTCGCCGGCAGAGGCTTCGGCAAGACCAGAGTGGGCGCCGAGTGGATCACGCGCGCCGCGTTCGAAGATCCGTCGGGCTTCGACAGTTGCGTCATAGCACCCACCTACGGCGACATAGTCATAACGTGCATGGAGGGCGAGAGCGGAATTTTGTCCGTCCTGCCGCCCGAGCTGCTCATTGAGCACAACAAGTCGGGCATGTTCATCAAGCTCAAGAACGTCGCCGGCGGCGTGTCCACGATCCGTGGCTTCACTGCGGAAAAGCCTGAGCGTTTGCGGGGGCCCCAGCACACACGTGCTTGGGGAGACGAGCTGGCCGCGTGGCAGTACGACGCGGAGACGTGGGACATGCTGATGCTTGGGCTGCGGCTTGGCGCCAAACCGCAGGTGCTGTGGACGACGACGCCTAAGCCGAAGGACCTGATCCGCAAGCTCAGCGGGCCGCAAGAGGGGCGCATCATCGTGCGCGGCTCGACGTTCGACAACAAGGCGAACCTGCCCGACAGCTTCTTCAAGCAGATCGAGCAATACGAGGGTACGCTCCTTGGCCGTCAAGAGCTGTACGGTGAGCTGATTTCCAGTGAGGAGGGTGGTATCGTCAAGCGGTCGGACTTCCGGCTCTGGCCCGCCAAGAAGCCGCTGCCCACCCTCGACTACATCATCCTGTCGCTCGACACCGCCTTCACCGAGGCGACCTACGACAAGAAGAAGGGCGACGCGGACAGCACGGCGTGCGTCGTGATCGGCAGCTTCCACGACAAGGACGGCCTGAGCCAGCTCATCCTGCTTGACTGTTGGTCCGAGCAGATAGGCATGCCCGACCTGATCAGGCGCGTGAAGAAGGAGCTGAACGTCAGCTACGGTGACGATCAAGACGTGGCCCTGATCAAGCCGATGTTCGGCGGTGCCAAGCCGATCACGTCGGGCCGCAAGCCGGACCTGTGTCTGATCGAGGACAAGGGCTCGGGCATCAGCCTGCGCCAGATGCTGGAGCGCGAGGGCATCGAGGCCTACGCCTACAACCCCGGCCGCGCGGACAAGCTCGCCCGCCTGCACATGGTCAGCCACATATTCGCCCGCAAGCGCGTCTGGCTGCCCGAGAGCGACAAGTTCCCCGGCCGGCCGCGCACGTGGGTCGACCCGATGCTGGCCCAGCTCTGCGCGTTCACCGGCCCCAACAGCATCAAGCACGACGACTACGTCGACGCCATGACGCAGTGCGTGCGGCTGTGCATCGACAAGAGACTGGTGTCGGTGGTAAAAGAAACCAAGAAAGTGGATGTCGACAGGCCGCCACCGAAGATCCTCCAGAACCCATACGCCGTTTGAAGGACTGAGCCATGGACGAAGACGAACAGCCCGAAGGCGAGATCGTGGAGATCGACGAGGAGGTATCCGACGTCGAGGACACCGAGGACGGCGGCGCCATCGTGCGTCTCGGCGAGGAAGACGCGCCGGGCGAAGGTACGTTCTATGCGAACCTCGCCGAGGAGATGCCGGAGGGCGAACTCAGCACGCTGTCGGCGCGCTTCCTCGACCTGATCAGCAAAGACAAGGAAGCCCGCAAGAAGCGCGACGAGCAGTACGAGGAGGGCATCCGCCGCACCGGCCTCGGTGACGACGCGCCCGGCGGCGCGCAGTTCCAAGGCGCGTCGAAGGTCGTGCACCCGATGATGACCGAGGCGTGCATCGACTTCGCGTCGCGCGCCATCCGCGAGCTGCTCCCGCCCCAAGGTCCGGTCAAAGACCTGATCGAGGGTGAGGTCACCATGAAGAAGCTCCAGAAGGCCAAGCGCAAGACGCGCATGCTAAACTGGCAGCTCATGGTGCAGAGCAAGACGTTCCGCTCCGAGCTGGAGCAGTTGCTGACGCAGGTGCCACTGGGCGGTGCGCAGTACCTCAAGATCACGTGGGACGAGGCGCGCAACCGCCCGGATTTCCTGTTTGTCGCCATCGACGACATGTACCTGCCGTTCGCCGCGACCAATTTCAACTCGGCGCAGCGCAAGACGCACGTGCAGTATCTGACGCAGCTCGACTACGAACAACGTGTAAAATCCGGCATGTACCGCGACGTCGAGCTGACGCCGCCGAGCATGGAGCCGGAGCGGTCAATCGTCGACGTGGCCAATGACAAGATCGAGGGGCGCAGCGACACCAGCTACAACGAGGACGGCCTGCGCACCGTGTTCGAGATCCACGCCGTGGCCGACGTCGAGGGCGACGGCAACGCGCCGTACATCCTGACCGTCGACAAGTCGAGCGGCAAGGTGTTGTCGATCTACCGCAACTGGGACGAAGAAGACGAGAGCCGCGAGCCACTGGCTTGGTTCGTCGAGTGGCCCTTCATCCCGTGGCGCGGCGCGTACCCCATCGGCCTGCCGCACATGATCGGTGGCTTGAGCGCGGCCGCGACGGGCGCACTGCGCGCCCTCATGGACAGCGCGCACATCCAGAACGTGCCGACGATGCTCAAGCTAAAGGGTGGCACGCGCGGCGGCCAGTCGCTGAACATCCAGCCGACGCAAGTCGAGGAGATCGAGGGCGGCATCAACATCGATGACGTGCGCAAGATCGCCATGCCGATCCCATTCAACCCGCCGTCGCCGACGCTGTTCCAGTTGCTGGGCTTCGTGGTCGACGCCGGCAAGGGCGTCGTCCGCACGTCGATGGACAACCTCGCCGACCAGAACCCCAACGCGCCTGTCGGCACGACGCTGGCACTGATCCAAGAGGGCATGACCGTTTTCTCGGCCATCCACGGCCGCCTGCACAACGCCATGGCGCAGACGCTGGACATCCTGCACCGCCTCAACGGCATGTACCTAGACGACGACGACACCGAGCGTGAGGTCGGCGAGGAACTGGCGACGCGCGCCGATTTCCAAGGCCCCAAGGACGTGGTGCCGGTCAGCGACCCGACCATCTTCAGCGAGGCGCAACGCTTCGCGCAGGTGCAGGCCGTGTCGACCCGCGCCGCCGCCGTGCCGCAACTGTACAACGCGCGCAAGGTCGAGGAGCGGCTGCTTGAGACGCTCCGCGTGCCGAACTACAAGGAGCTGCTTGTACCACCGCTGGAGCCGAAGCAGCAGAACGCGGTCAACGAGAACGTCACGGCCACCATGGGCAAGCCCGTCGTGGCGTTCCCGGAGCAGGACCACATCGCGCACCTCAAGACGCACTTGGCGTACATGACCAGCCCGGCGCTGGGCGGCAGCCAGCTTATCGCGCCGCAGTATCTGCCGGTGATCCTGCAGCACCTCAAGGAGCACGTCGCCCTGTGGTACGCCTCGACGGTGTTGGATCTGGCCGAGGAGACGTCCGGTGTCGACATCAGCGAGGAGATGAAGCTGCTGAAGGACCACGAGGCCCGGCGCGCGTTCGACCGCATGCTGGCCGAGGCGTCGCAGAGCGTCGTCGGTGAGGCGGCCAACATCTTCGCGTCGCTGCCACCGATCATCGCGCAGGCGATGGAGATGATGCAGCAGTTCGCGCCGCAGCCGCCGCAGGATCCGCGCACGGCCATTGAGGGGCAGAAACTGCAGGCGCAGGCGCAGCGTGATCAGGCGCAGATGCAGGCCGACGCGCAGAAAACGCAGGGCCAGATGCAGCTTGAGGGCCAGAAGATGCAGGCACAGGCCGCGCAGGATCAGGTCGAGCAGCAACTGCAGGCGCAGAAGCTGCAGATCGAACAGCAGTTGGAGACGATGCGTCAGGACCGCGAGGACGCCCGCAAGGCGGCCGAACTCAACGCGCGCATGACCATGAACCAGCAGGACAACCAGACGGCGATGCAGCTTGCACAGGCTGAGATCATGTCCGGTGAACGCATCGCGGTCAGCACAGGGACCGGGATAAACCCCAATCCATAAGGAGAAGAACGTGGCAACGAACAACGCAAAGAGCGCGACGCCGGGCGGCAAGGTGTCGGCAGACGCCATCCCCATGCACAAGAAGATGGCCATGGGCACCATGCCCAAGGTGCCGACGTCGCCTAAGACGCCTGCATGAGGATCGAGATGCTGCTCCAGCGGCTGGTGGAAGAGCAGGCCATGCTTGCTAGAGAGACGCTGGAACAACCCTCGGGCCGAGAGGCATATGACTTCGGACGCGCTGTCGGCCTGTACGCAGGCATCGAGCGCGCCAAGATCGTGCTGATAGATCTGGTCAAAGAGCACGAGCGAAAAGGCTTTGACCTATAACAACGACACGGATGGAGCACCCATGTCAGACATCATCAACCAAGTATCATTTGCGTACAGTAACATCGACGAGGCGTTTCCCTCAGTCGACCCAAACTTTGTGCCGTTCGGCAGCCGCGTGCTGGTGCAGATCCGCTCTGCCAAGCGCAAGACGGCCGGCGGCATCATCCTGACGCAGGACGCTCGGGACACCGAGCAGTGGAACACGCAGGTGGCCAAGGTCATCGCCGTGGGCAGCCTCGCGTTTAAAAACCGCAACACGCAGGAAGCGTGGCCCGAAGGTTCGTGGGCCGCGCCGGGTGACTTCGTTCGCACGCCAAAATACGGCGGCGACAAGTGGACAGTTAAGCACGGTCCAAACAACGAAGACGAAGTGCTGTTCGTGCTGTTCAACGATCTCGACTTGCTCGGCGCAGTGCCGGGCGATCCGCTGACGGTGAAGGCGTTTGTTTAACGATCTAGCGGCAACCGCCGCTATAAGGCTGAAAGGAGCCGGTCATGGCTGACACACCAGAAACTGAAGACGAGTTCGAGATCATCGAGGGCACGCCGCCCGTTGAGGTGCCCGTCGAGGCCGAGGCAGACGACGCCGAGGATGATGATGACGGCGACGATGAACGCCTCGCGGCCAGTCAGGACGACACTGACGACGAGGTCGAGAGCCAGAGCCGCAAGCGTCGCGTCAAGCGTCGCGAAATCCAGAAGCGCGCCAAGGAAAGCGCGCAGCGCGAACTGGAGATGCTGCGCCAGCAGAACGGTGAACTGGCGCGACGCGTGGCCGCCATCGAGGGCAACACGCTGGCCAGCAACGTCAGCGCCATCGACCAGCGGTTCCAGCAGGTGCAGCAGGAAGTGCGGCAGGCCGAGGGCATCATCGCCCGCGCCGTCGAGGCCGGCAACGGTGACGACGTGGCCACGGCCATGCG